GTGCACATGGCTCTTTCGGTGCCAGACCGCGTAATTCAGGTAACTCTACGTAGGAATACTGTCCCAGTCTAGAGAAAAGGTAAAACCGACTTACCGTCTACTCTTGTTGGGTCTGAGCCTACTAACCTCGTAGGGCAATAGTCTATTGGACCTGAACGATAGGTCTGCATCCTATGTGTAACCCACTCTTAGGATTATCGTCCCTCATGGGTTTAAGTCTGGTAGAGAGTTGGTCCTGATACAGCTTGCATTGTCTATGCAATTCTGCAAAGCTGGGCACGATTCTACCAACCTACTCTCATGTAAGTACGAGTAAGACCTGGGAGATTGGGGACACCGACCAAGGAGGAGACCCAGAGAACAACAAGGTCATATCTACCTTGTCGAGACCCAGAGCCAGAGTATACATCTAGAGGTTCCAATTCCCCGGTGAAGACTGGGCCAACCCCATTACCTCCACCGTAGGTAGGGAAAAGGTCAGAGGCTGTTAACTTTACAATGTCATCACGTTCTTAGTATCTTTCGGCGGTTCACGTTTCCACTTAATTCGGAATTTCCCTCTTCTAACACTCTCGTTACGGATCACCTATCTTTACGCTGCATCGGGGCTTGTTAAGTTCCGTGACATACCAAATCTGCTACCAGCCCCGGGGGTAGTCGATCATCCTAAGACGACAACGGGGAATCTGTCTATTCTACTCACTATCCTAACCAGCTACATAAAACTTGCTAATGATTAAAGGGGGCCCGAAAATAGCCAGTAGTATATCGTCTTCCATGGTCTATGTAATGACCAGGTCCGGACCTTATCAGTACAGCTAATCAAGGAGTTGAAAGAATTCAGAACCTACTTTATGGGAATTTTAAGGGGAGCACCACTACTAACGGAATTTAAGGGGTCATTCTCTTTCTCATCCAAAACGTCATACACTGTGACACACTCACACTTTTCCAACATGCTACAACCTAAGTACAAACTGTACGGGACAGTGGGGATAGCTAAGGACTCGGCCACATTCGACCATATCATACTAGCTGTATTGGACTCGTCACGGGTTATTTCCTTGCCTGCCGCCCCCAATTACGACAATATCACAGGGGAACCAGCATCTACAGTCAATATGGAGGCAATCAAGAAGGAGGCCTCGGAAACTATCAAACTATTCCCTCCCACTCCTACCGGGGTAATTGAATCCGTCGAGGGTGAAGTACGCCGGTGGGGACACGTGGTAGGCAAGAAGACCGGCCCAAACGGTTCAGCAACACGGACCCTGGGTGGTAATACTTATGCTATATACAAGGATGACAAAATAATGTCCCATTCCTCTGAATTCTGTCGTGACATGAATATAATGCCCCCCTCCTTTAACCTGTTACAAATGGCTATGGCCTAGAGGGGTAGAGCAATGGATAACTTGAACGCTACACTGGTAACATCAAGGTTACGCACAATACAAGAGCTGGGTGGTAAGGTCAGAATAGTCGATATCCTGAACTACTACACTCAACGTCTGCCAGACCCGTTACACAAAGCCTTAGGTCGCCACTCATCATCTCTAGGCCCTGATGCTGTACACAACCAGGACAAGGCCTCGGACCAAGTATAACTCTGAGTATCACGGGGTTTACCAACCTACTCTTATGACTTGAGCGCCATTACAGACCGTATACCACTTTCATTCCAGACTTGGGTCCTGGGGATCTTTATCGGTTCACAGCTCAAGGTGGAAAACTGGACAAATTTTCTGACTAGTAGACCATTCGCCCCACAGATGGGGTCTCTAGATAGTACAAAGTAGGACAATCTATGGGGGCCAAATCCCCATTCGTGGTTTCCGACTTATCACACCATATTATTGCACAGGTGCCCACCAAGTGGGCAGGGCTTAGAGTTCTCTTCTAGGATTACATTACAACCGGGGATGACATCACAATTGCTCGTCCAAAGATTGTAGCTCACTACAGGGATACACTTGAATCATTGGGTATCACCCAAAACCTCTCCAAGTCAGTTGTCTAATCAGTGGGGATGGTGACAGCTGGTGAAATGGCTAAGTGGTAATTCATAGACGGTGTCGAACTGTCCGTGTTCCTGGTCAAATTATCAGTCCACCTTCCTCGTTCCAGAGACTAGGAGTTATCATTCAGGATTTCATCACAAGATAAACCGGTATTAAGTCAAACAGACCCCTACCAGCATTCTTAGGTAGTGGAATGGGTCCAAACTCACTGGAAACTCTTATCGGGATCAACTATGTCCCTACAGGCATCATGGTACTACATAGTGTCACGGGTCCGCTCTATACACCTCTCGATATCTCAAAATGGTCTGACAAATTACACAGACTGAGAAAGACATCATTAATACTTACACTTTTACAGTTATTGCCAAACAACTTAAGAGGTTGGAGGCGTTAACACGTCAGGCGGGGATTATTAACATACGATCCTGCTCAGTAGGTCAAGCCGACACCGAGGTCCCAGAATCGACGGTTATAACAAAACCACAAAAGATGATAGTTTTAACCAAGTCAAAGTTACTATTCAAGGACGGGCTAAATGGACCGTCTTGGTAAGTCGCCTTATCGGAGGCGAATCGTTTAAGCCAGGTCCCGGCCTAACTAAGATTGGGTACTGTGACTGTAACACGGGCTGTTAGATGGGGTTGCTAAACTGACTCAGGAATTTAACTGGACACGATTAGACAACACAGCAGAGAGGCGCTCATAGATCACTTATTCTATACTCACTACAGCACTTACTAACCTAGGATATATCGTCGATAAGCCAGCTGTTGATGCTCATGGGAAACCAGTGAGTAGGGTCTTGGAACTCGCGATCCCTGTCCTATCAATACCTCGTTCTTACACTGTTTACTAGTCTTTGAGTGGAGGGGTTTTCGTTAATATGATCAAAGCACGAGTCGTGACTGATCATCTAAAACCGGTACCAACTTAGACACTATCAGTGCCGGTTTATCAATACTTTCTAAGATACCGTCTAAGGGCTCATAGGACTGTTCTATCGGGGTAACGGGGTGGTTCTACAATCGTCGAGGTTAGACGGATTCTTGGAAGGGATCTGCCAACCCTTCCCTGACTGTTTTGGTAGTAATCTTGAAGGCCTAAGATTACTCGCCAGGACTCAATGGGACAGTCGCTACAGTATTTATTTCAAACTTTCCTCACATCTTACCCCCCTGACTGGTCAGGGGAACCCCCCCCACGGCCCGCTGGTCTTGGGGAAAATCCCATGTACGGACCATTCAATCTTATGTCAAATTGGTTGACCAGCCGACCGTCGAGGTCGGCTGCCGCGCTGCC